GCTGATAGCGTTGGTGATGGTAGAAGGCGAAGGTCGTGTCAACGGGTGCAAGTTGCAGGTCGTGGAAGTAGGGTTGGTTCTTGTAGCGCAGTTCGGCCTGCTGGAAGAACAGGGCATCGGCAGGAACATCGTCCGTCCGAATGCCAAGGCCGATTTTGTCCTTGACCGAAAATTTGACCCCGTTAAACGGGTCGCCTTCCTCCTGCTCGTACATGTAGGTCTTTTCGGGTAGGTCGTACCAAAGTTCCCGCATACGCAGGAGCGTGTCATCGGGCAGGGCCGAAAGGTCAAGGTCGGGGTCCGTGACGATGTAGTCAGGGTAGCCCATGTCAAACAACTGTTGCGGGATTTGTGCCTGCCATGCTACGAGGTGGCCGAAGTTGCCACCCGTGCGGATTACTGCGACCTCGTTGGCTTCCAATTTCAACTGCTCGTACCATTCCAGCGTGGGGCCGTAGGTGGAATCGTTGTCCACGATTAGGATGGGTCCAACCCCAGGCATCCGCATCAGTTTCTTGACCATCGCCTTCGGCCAAGTGTAGAGGTTGAAGTTGGTGATGATGACGGGGATTTTGGCCATGGCTAAAAAGTGATAACGAACTTATCGGGTGCAGGCCATCCCTTGCAGGAGTTGTAAACGGTCATGCCTTCACGCTTCCCAATCCAATGCTCGGCCTGCCAGCGGTGTTCCCGAACGGGTTCGCCCAGTTCACGGATGTGGGACGACTTGGCCCACCAAAAAGTCCCCGCAAAGTAGGGGTAACCGTTGGGGTTGTTGTGGTCAGCAATTTGGGGGAACTCTTCTTTGGTCAGCCAGTAGGCTCCAACGCAGTCCACATTGGCGAGTTCTGCGATGGCCCGCTCCCATGCGACGATGTTAAAAAACACCATGGACCTGCACCAAAGTTGGTTGATGAGGGATGGGTCTGAACTGCCCTTGGTGTGGGCGTACAGGTAGGCCGCATCTTCGGTTTGGGATGCCTTGTACATCTCGGTCAGCGTGGCTTGCTCCCATGCGTTTGTGCGGGTTACAACTATTTTAATCTTTGCCGCCACGAGCGAGTTGTCAAGTATCTCCTTGACCACCTTCCGCTGGTCGGGAGGGCCGACGATGCCGACACGGATTTCGTCAAGTTGCTCAATCAGCCCGTAATTGCACAGGGCCATCATGTGTTGGTGCATGATAAGTTGCCATTGCCCGCCGCCGCCGCAGTAGATGTGGTAGTAGTGGATGAGTTTCATAAGGATTTAAGGTCTTGTTTTTGCATATAACCGCAATCCTTGCAAGTCCGCAGTTGAATGGTTTTAAAATGATTAACTAATTTGCCATTAATAATGGTGCCCATTTCAACGGATTGTTGTTCCCATTTTGCCCAATTATGGCCAAAAAAGCAAGGATTAAGTTTGATTTTTAGTTTCATTGGGTGAATAGGAGGGTTAAGATGCAGCCGATAAACACCAAGGCCAGCACGACCCGACCGACGGCCAAGGCGAGGTCAAGGAGGGATTCAAGGTTCATGCCCCAAAGTTACACCACCAAGTACTTCCCCGAGTTACTGACGGCCAATTTGTTAAGGGCCACATAGCGGAGCGCATCGCAGGCGTGATTGTACGAATCAATGGGGACCCCAGTATCCCGCCCATCTTTGTCGGTCGCCCAAGTGTAACTGCGGAGTTCCTTAATCAAGTTGACCGAATCTTTCGTGACATGAAGGTTGAACCGCTTGACCACATCTATCCCCTGCCTGACGCTATCGGGTCCCTTGGATGCGGGCTTGATGTTGAATCCGAGGCGGTAGATTTCCTCAATGGACTTCGGCTCTGCTGAATCGGCCACAATCTCCCAAGCCCTTGTGATGCCGAACTCCTTCAAGCGGGTGGCGATGTCGGAGTTGGTCAGTCCACGGTGGTAAAGCAGTTCGTGGATGAATAAGTCATCCCCCCTGCGGTACACGGCGACCAAGGCGGTTGGGTCCGTGCTGAACCCCCAGTCAAGCCCGTAGGCGACGAATTTCATCGTGGATGGGTCTATACCCTCAACCACCGTGTAGTCCCCGTATATCGCCCCTTGGAGCGTCCCGACTTGGCCGAGGCCGTACACCTTCCACCAGTTCGCCCAGTAGGCGGAGGTTTCCGCTTTGTCTCGGTTTCGTTCTATATCGTATCGTATCGTATCAGGGAGTGCCTCGTTGTCTTGGTAGGTGAGAATCAGGAACTCTGCATCCTTTTCGGGTAAGACCTCGGTGTGCGCCCAAAATTCGTGGGTGGGGTTGAAGTCGATGTAGATTTCTTGGCTGGTACGGATGGCCAACTGGTAGTAGGAATCGAAGTCAATGTTGTTGGCCTCGTTGATGTAGAGGACCTGCCTCCTTGCCCCTCGGAGCCGTGCTTCCGAATCAGCGGAGAAGAACTCAATCGTGGACCCGTTGGCGAAGTTGTACTGCAGTAGGGTCTTGTTCCAGCGGTCGGGAACCCACCTGTGGGTCCATTGCATAATCTTGGCAAAGTCCTTTATCGCCCCCCTCCGTAGGTGAGGGACGGATTCGGACACCACGGATATTTCCGACTTAGGAAACCGAGCGGCGTGGTCAATGAGGACCGCAAGGATGCCGAAGGTCTTGGACGCACTTGTGCCACCTTGGATGACTTTCTTCCGAGCGGTCATCGCCCGAATCTTCTTGATGGCGGTGGTGTACTTAAAGTCCATCCCCGAAGAGGGGTTGCTCAATCGTGATACTCGTTTCCTGCTTTTCCACCAAGCCGTTCAATCGCTGGGTGATGGAGGGGTTGTACTGACCAACCATGCCGCCCTCAATTTGGTCTTTGCGGATGGATTTCTTAATGCGTGAACAGACCTCCGAAAATTCGTCGTATTTGCCGTCCTTGTTTGTAAAGTACTCGTCCGCTCCGCTTCTTACATCCAAATCCCACAGGAATAGTTGAAAGCCCTCCATGGTCAAAGGACGCTGCAATGGCTCAAGTTTTTGTTCCCCATCCTTGCCCACAAAGACGGTCTTGAGGCGTGGGTTTGCCTTGACTTCTTCGGCATACTTGACGAATGCGTCCCAAAGGTCTTGAGGTGTTTCAAACGACCGTGGCCTTCCTGCTCCCATCAGTACTCAATTTTATCAATCAGTTCGTCAATCTTGTCCACGATTTTCATCTTGACGGCAAAAGCGTTGGGCGAGTTGGATTCCTCCACCGCTCCAATGCAGTCGCAGAGGGTCGTGATGACCATCATCAGCGAATCCATGCGGGCTTGGACTTGGGCTTCGGTGTCAGCCTTCGTTGAGTTCGCCAAGTTCTCGGAGTTTATTTCGTGACCACCCAAGGGCCGCTTTGCCACCCCAAAGGAGGTAGGAGATGTAGCCGCAGTCGCTGGTGCTGTCAGCGTTGTCGTAGTAGGTTTCCGCACGGGATAGGTAGGAGTGCATCCGTTTAACCGTTTCAAGGGAAATAGCCTCACCGCTTGCGAGTTGCTGCGCCCTGACCTTTCCCGTTTGGGTAGCACACTTGTTGCCGTTGCGCTCGTTAAGTTCAATCCCCCGCTTGGCGTTGTTGCGCACGCCTTCGCCATAGTCGGCGTAGGTTTGGAACTGGTCACGGGTTGGGGTTGTTGATGGCATGGGTAACGGTCTGCTGGTTGGCTTCGGCGAACTGGTCCGCCTCTTGGTAAATGTATTGGAGAGCCGATTTTACGCAGTCCGCACACCACCAATTTGTGTTCGGTCTGCCGTGGGCGACGAGGATGGTCTGCAAGTCATGGACCGCTTCGGGGGAGAGCCGCATGAACAGGGCGGCTTGGTACTGCTCCCAGTAATGGCGGTGTTTTTGAGCAGTGAGGTATTCCGCTTGGGTCATAATAGGGTCAGTTGCTTGGGTTGCTCCTGCACTTGTTTAGAGCGTGCTTCAATGCGTTTCTCGGATATGGCGATGTACTCGGCCTCCCGTTCAATCCCGATGTATTGGAAGCCCTCCAAGACCGCAGCGCATCCCGTGGAACCCGACCCGTTAAATGGGTCCAAGACGATTCCGTTGGGTGGGGTTACGAGGCGGCAGAGGTAGCGCATGAGGTCGGTGGGCTTGACGGTGGGGTGGTGGTTTTCGCCCCTATCCGCTTTACTTGCCTTGGCGCAGTAGAAGAAGCGGGCCGAATCTTTGAGCAGGTCGGTGGCTTCCTCGCTTCCATCGTGGATGAAGTTGGCGGGCCAGCGGCCACCTTCCACCCTTCCCCCGTCCACATTTATCGCCCCCGTCCCGTGTTGCAGGACATTCTCGGCCACCGTTCCAACCAGCGGTTTGCGGGCCACGGTTATCGGCTCCAACGCAGGCTTGAGGGCAGTCCCCCAGCCTTGCCATTGCTTTGCGGCATCGGTGGAAGGGGCGGTGATGTTGATTTGTCTTTGTATAGAAATATTCGAGCCACGAACTGATGCAATGCCGTTCTGATAGCCTCCAGCGGTTCCTTCTTCTCCGTTAACTATTTTTTGCCCCACCACCTCCCGCTCGGCAAAATTCTTGCTCTCAACGCTGCGAATGTCTGCCTCTTGCTCAACCCATGTAGGAACTTCGCCAAGCAAATGACGACACGCCTCCAAGTGTTCACGGGTCATGATAGCGGGCTGACTTGCTGCAGTTGTATAGTGTCCACCCATGTTAGTTCCAGTCGCTTCGTCAATTTGTTTGGAGGTTATCCTCGTAGAGCGAACCCACTCCGTGAACCTATATCGCCTCGCTTGTTGTTCTTCTGCTGCGTCCATCTTATCAATCGCCTTGCTCACATCCAGCGACTTCGGGAACCCCGACCCGTACACCCACGCAATCATATCCCGAATCTCAAAGCCCGCATCCTCAATCCTCACCGCCATGCGGTGCTGCGTCCTCGTCCCCGCAAAGGCCAGCAGATGACCCCCAGGCTTCAAGACCCGAAGGCACTCCACCCATACATCAACGCTTGGCACATCGTAGTCCCACTTCTTGCCCATGAAGGACAA